AATACAAGATGGTGCTATTGTACCTATTACAGATAATGATATAGACTTAGGAACTTCCTCTCTTGAGTTTAAAGATGGTTATTTTGATGGTACAGTGCATGCAGATGCTATTAATTTTAATGGCACAGCTATTGCCTCTACAGCAGCAGAATTAAATATAGTTGATGGTGATACATCTGCTACATCTACTACAGTTGCTGATGCAGATAGAGTTGTATTAAATGATAATGGATCAATGGTACAAGTTGCAGTTACAGATTTAGCTGCATACTTTGATGATGAGATTACGGCAATGCCTAATCTTGTTACAACAGCTGCTACAACTGTTGGAGCATTAAATTCAGGATCTATTACTTCAGGATTTGGTACTATAGACACAGGATCATCAACAATTACAACAACAGGTTTAATTACTGGTGGATCTTTAGATATTGATGATGTATTAATTAATGGAACAACAATTGGGCATACTGATGACACAGATTTATTAACAGTTGCTAGCGGTTTATTAACAGTAGCTGGTGAAATATCAGTGACAACATTAGATATTGGTGGAACTAATGTAACATCAACTGCAGCAGAATTAAATTTAGTAGATGGTATTACAGCAGGTACAGTTTCTGCTTCACTAGCAGTTATAGCAGATTCAAATAAAGATATATCAGGATTTAGAAATGTAACTTTAACAGGTGAATTAGATGCAGGATCATTAGATATATCTGGTGATGCAGATATTGATGGAACTTTAGAAGCAGATGCTATTACAGTTAATGGTGCAACTTTAACAGAATTTATAACAGATGCCGTTGGTGGTATGGTTTCTTCAAATACTGAAACAGGTATTTCTGTTACATTTGAAGATAGTGATAATACATTAGATTTTGCTTTAGGTTCTTCACAAACAACAATATCATCATTGTTAAATACAAGTTTAGTTGTTGGTAGAGATTCAGATAATGATATTGATTTTGCAACAGATAATACAATATTATTTAGAGCAGATGGTGCTGATCAAATTAAATTAGTTAATGGTGCACTTGCACCTGTAACAGATAATGATATTGATTTAGGTACATCTTCATTAGAATTTAAAGATGGATTTTTTGATGGCACAGTAACGGCTGATGCTTTTGCAGGACCTTTAACAGGTGATGTAACAGGAAATGTATCTGGAACTGCAGCTACAGTAACAACTGCAGCACAATCAAATATTACATCATTAGGAACTTTAACAACTCTTACAGTTGATAATGTAATTATAAATGGTACAACTATAGGTCATACAGATGATACTGATTTAATTACACTGGCAGATGGTATTGCAACAGTTGCAGGAGAAATTTCTGTAACAACATTAGATATTGGGGGAACTAACGTAACCTCAACAGCAAGTGAATTAAATTTATTAGATGGTGGAACATCAGTAGGTGGTTCTATAACATTAGCAGATGCTGATGGTATTGTAACTAACGATGGTGGCACTATGAAAACTATACCAGCATCAGATATTAAAACTTATGTTGGTGCAGGAGCTGGTGCATTTTCTATAGCTAACTTAGATATAGATGGTGGCACAGATATAGGAGAAGCTATTGTAGACGCAGATTTATTTATAGTAGATAATGGAGCAGGAGGCACTAATAGAAAAGTTGCTGCTTCAAGATTAGTAACATATGTAGATGCAAATTCTAGTGCTGCATCAGTAGGAAAAGCAATTGCAATGGCAATTGTCTTTGGATAAAATTAAAAAGGAGATAATATGGCTACACCAAACATCGTAAACGTAGCAACTATTAATGCTAAGAATGCAGCTGCTAAATTGACAGGTACGTCAAGAACAGAAGCAGTTGATGTTCCTGCAGATAAAGTTGCAAAAATAAATACAATTCTCGTAGCAAATGTTGATGGTACAAATGCTGCTGATATTACAATAGAGGTTAGTATAGATAATGGATCTAATTACGTTGACCTTGCAAAAACTATATCAGTGCCTGCAGATGCAACATTAAGTTTTTTAGAGAATCCTATTTATTTAGATGAAACAGACTTATTATATTTTACAGCTTCTGCTGCAAATGATTTAAGTTATTTTGTTTCTTACGAATTATTAGATGACGCTTAGGAGATTTAAATTATGGCGGGCAGAAATGGCGGTATAATTGGAACAAATAAAGTAGTATGCACACCATCTACTAAAGTACACACATTTACAGCAACAGGAGCTTTTCAAAAGAAAAACTGTACATCAACAATACCAGAAGTAATGGTAGTTGCTGGTGGTGGTGCTGGATCAGGTGGAGATAGTGCTAGAGGAGCTGGCGGTGGAGGCGGTGCTGGTGGTTATAGAACAGGCACTTGTGTTGCTGTGCCTAATGCATCTCTAGCTATTACAGTTGGTGCTGGTGGAACAGGTGATTCTAATGGAGTAGGAACAAGTGGTAATAATTCAGTAATAGCATGTGTTATGACATCAACAGGTGGTGGTTTTGGCTATGGTGGTAGTTCACCTGGTGTTAGTAAAGCTGCAGACGGAGGTTCAGGTGGTGGTGGAGATTATGGAGGTAGTCCAACAAAAGGTGCTGGTAACACACCTCCTACTAGTCCATCACAAGGTAACCCTGGAGGACAAGGTAATAATGCTCCTTCACCAGGAAACCCAAGTTCAGTTTTTCCTGCTGGTGGTGGCGGTGGAGCTAGTGCAGCTGGTGGTGATGGCCCAGACTCTAATTCTCCAACAATTGGAGGAGCTGGTGGAGCAGGAACAGCAAATGATATTACAGGAAGTTCAGTAACATACGCAGGTGGTGGCGGTGGCGGTGTAAGTAGAGCATGCACAGATACTCACCCTTCACCAGACCCTACAGGAACTGCTGGCCCAGGTGGGGCTGGTGGTGGAGGTAATGGTTCAACTGGTGGGTCTGGAACAGATTCTGTTGCAGGAACAGTTAACACTGGTGGTGGCGGTGGTGGAGGTTCTGCAGGTAATCAACCAAGTCCACTTAAAGCAGGAGCAAATGGTGGTTCAGGTATAATAGTAATTTCAGAATCAACTCCAAAATGTGCATCGGGTAGATGGACATTAAACGAACATTTCGATCAAGTAAAGAATTCAGAATGGATAACTAGAGCAAATGCATCAGCAGATTATTTAGTAGTTGCTGGTGGTGGATCTGGTGGTAATCAACCAGGTCAAGGTGGAACTGGTGGTGGAGGTGCAGGAGGTTATCGTGCATCAGGTTTTGGACCAAGTCCATTAAGGGGGTCAGCATTAAGTTTAGGTACAGGTTCTTATGCAATTGTTATAGGAGCTGGTGGAGCAGCAGGCTCACCTTCTAGTTCAGGTAATGCAGGAAATAATTCAAGTTTTTCAACAATAACGTCTGCTGGAGGTGGTGAAGGTGGAACTTACCCATCAGCTGGATCAGTCGGAGGAAATGGTGGATCTGGTGGTGGAGGTGGAGCAGTAGAAAATGGAGGACCTGCAGCAGGAGGTTCAGGTAATACTCCTCCAACAGATCCTCCACAAGGTAATAACGGAGGAACAACTTCTTCAACCGATCCAGGAAATAACTCAAGTTCAGGTGGTGGTGGAGCAACTGCTGCAGGTAGTGCAGGAGGAACTAATGGTGGTAATGGTGGAGCTGGAGCACCAAATACAATATTAGGACCAGATACTAGTTATGCTGGTGGAGGTGGCGGAGGTTCAAGATTTGGCCCCGCTGCAGGATCAGCAGGAGCTGGTGGAGGAGGAGCTGGTGCTACAGGATGTGGTAACAATGGTAACGCTGGGTCAGCCAACACTGGAGGTGGTGGAGGTGGATCTGGTAGAGGTTCAGCTTGTGGAGGTGCAGGTGGTTCAGGAATTGTAGTAGTTAGAGTACCTGCTGCTTATACTTTAGCAGGAAGCCCTTGTGCAGCAACAACATTATCAACTGCTCCAGATGGAGATAAAATAGCTAAGTTTACAGCTGATGCTACATTAACTATAAGTTAAATTTAAATTATAAACAAATTTTTAAGGAGAAAATAAACATGGCACATTTTGCAGAGTTAGAATCAAAAACAGACCCAACTGGTTTTACATCAGATACACATTTGATTGTAAAACAAGTTACTGTTGTAGCAAATGATGTAGAAACTGCAGCTGGACCATTAGGAGAAAATGACATGCATGTTGATGGAGAAACATGGTGTAAAAATTTTTTTAATAAACCAGATACAGAATTTAAACAGACATCATACAACAGCAATTTTAGAAAACAATATGCAGGTATTGGTTATAGATATGATGCGTCTAAAGATAAATTTTTATCTCCACAACCTTATGCATCATGGTTATTAGATGATAATGATGATTGGCAAGCACCAATAACATATCCATCAGTAACTAACGATGGTCAAGATCCCGTTGTTTGGATTTATCAAATTATTTGGAATGAGACTAAGTATAATGCAGACAACACTAAAGGTTGGGAAGCAACTAAGTCTAATGATTCAGCAGAAACACCTACAGTTTACGATTGGAACGGCACAGCTTGGGTAT